CCTTGCTGTAATTACCAGAGGATGCTGCCTTGCTGTAATTACCAGAGGATGCTGCTGTGCTGGAGTAACCAGAGGATGCTGCCTTGCTGGAGTAACCAGAGGATGCTGCTGTGCTGAAGTTACCAGAGGATGCTGCTGTGCTGGAGTAACCAGAGGATGCTGCTGTGCTGTGGTAGCCAGAGGATGCTGCTGTGCTGTGGTAGCCACTACCCTTTTTTTCTGCCTTCTTATAGAACTCATCAAACCCTGTCGTTGCTAACGCAAAGACATTGGCCATTCCATCAATAATCTTTTCTGCTTCGCTTTTCTTGCTAGCCATGTTCTTATCCTTTCTATTTATTTGTTATTCGTTCCATTCGCGGATTACCTGTAACAACTTAGGGTGCTTGCATATTTTATAGAACACATCAGAAGGCACGCGCTCACAGGATATGCAGATTTCGTCAATGCTGATACCATAATAATCAGCCAGCTTATAAAGCGTGTCCATTTTAGGGTTAGTACGATACCCGCGCTCAAGAGAGTGCAGGTTACTAAGTGGCATACCAAGTGCAGAAGATGCCTCCTTCAGCGTCACATCCTTGGAAAGCCGAGCCTTGCGAAGTAATTGTGCTAGTGTATTCATGGTTAATATCTCCTTTATAATTTTTCCCTTGACTTGTATAATCTACATCGGCATATTTATTCATGCAAGATAAATTTTCCTGCACATACAAACAAACAAACAATGGAAGGACAACAGAATGACAACCGATGACGAACTGCTGCGACTCATAGAACAGGCAGAAGCAACCAAGGCAATGTGCGATAAGAACATCAAGCAGCATAAAGCCGAGCTTCTTAATCGCCGCGAGAAAGAAATCCAGCAACTACTGAAAGCCAAGGACGAGCCGTTCGGTGATGTGAAGATCGTCGTTGGCAACCGCGAGATTAAGGTCAACGTGCCGAAGAAGGTATCGTGGGAGCAGAAGAAGCTGGCAGAAAAGCGTAAGCTGATTATTGAAGCTGGCGATAACCCCGATGTGTACATTGATACGGAATACAGCGTAAGCGAAACGGCTTATAAGAAGTGGCCGGACGATGTGCGCGAGTTCTTTCAGGATGCCCGCACCGTATCGGCAGGCAATCCTAGCATTAAAATCGTAGAGGATAAGGAATAATAATATGGCAATTTCATTAGCATCACTACAGCGCGGTGTAAGCGCACTACCGCCCATCATTTGCATGTTCGGCGACGAGGGTATTGGCAAGAGTAAATTCGCTGCCAACGCTCCGAATCCGGTGTTTATCTTCACCGAGAACAGCCTTGGAAATCTTGACGTTCCCCGCTGGAACGCTAAGAATTATGAGGATGTTATGGAGATGACGCTCACCCTGCTTAACGAACAGCACGAATTTAAGACGGTCGTATACGACACGCTGGATTGGTTCGAGCCGATGGTGTGGCAGTATCTTATCAGCCAGCAACCCACCACCGAGAAGGGCAAGCCCATTACCAACATCGAGGATTATGGGTACGGCAAGGGCTTTAAGATGGCACTGGATTACTGGCGTGACTTTCTTGACCTTGTTGACCAGCTCCGCACCAAGCGCAACATGGCCGTTATCTTTCTGGCACATAGCACGCTTCAGCGCATTAGCCCGCCGGATGGGGATAGCTATGATAGCTGGACGCTGAAGCTCCAGAACAGCGATAAGACCAGCGCCAAGGATAAGATCACTGAGTATTGCGATGCAGTGCTGTTTGCTAACTGGCGCGTGGCACTGACTGAAGAAGAACTTGGCTTTAATAAAACCCGCCAGCGCGGTGTAGGTTCCGGCGAGCGCGTGGTTTATACCGAGAAGCGCCCCGCATGGGATGCCAAGAATCGGTATGACCTGCCATCGCAGATTCATATCCGTGACAAGGACTGGGGTGAACTGTGGTCGGCACTTGCTTCTAACGTGCCGTGGTTCGCATCGCTGTCCACCAAGAAACCTGAGCCAACCAAGCAGGAGGCTAAGGCTGAAGTAAACAAACCAAAATTCCTGCAAAAACAGACTGACAAAGAGGAGAACTAATCATGGTCGGAATGAACTTTGGACTTAACCAATACAAGAAAACTGCACCCACTGGCGGAGGCGATCCGGTACTTCCGGCTGGCTTCTACTCCGGTATCGTAACGCGAGTCACGCTCAAGAATAATAGTGACCGTGCTAACGATCCCAATGGCCAGTACATAGAAGTGGAGTTTGATATTACATCGCCTTCTAACTTCTCGAATCGGAAGATGTGGCAGAGATTTAATACCAGAAATGCAAATCAAGATGCTGTTCGTATCGGCCTTCAGGACTTATCTGACCTCGTTGAAGCCCTTGGTTTTAGTGGAGAGCCTAATGATACCGATGAAATGCTTGGTAGGGAATGCTCTTTCAAGCTGGATGTTATTCCGGCTAAGGGCGAATATAAGGCAAAAAACAAAGTGAAAAAGTATTTTGCTACTGGCGCTACTGAAGATGATTACAAGGCATGGCTTAAATCATCCAATGGTAGTGAAGCAGGCGCACAACCTGCGGCAGTAGAAAAGCCAAAGTGGGGTGGCGCATCGCAGCCAGCTCAGGAAACCAAGGCGGCTACTCCGTCTTGGAAGAAGTAAGGAAAGGGCGCAGGTATGGAAGGAGAATACCAAATATATGTCGAGCATACCTGCGCCGACTTCCTCATTAATGATGAGCAGTACAAGCTATATCAATTAAACCTGCTGCCACTGCGCTGCAAAAATTGCGGTCTATTGCCACCAGCACAACCAGTAAAGAGCCAGAGCGATGTTATTGTCAGACTTGTTACACAGAGACCCAACCCTTGATGCCGCCGATGCTGCGCTTGAAAGGCGTGCCGCCGATGATAAGCCGCGAGGCTACCTTGGCATGTCGCAGATCGGTGACTCATGCGAGAGAAAGCTATGGTATTCCTTCCGCTGGGCAGGGCGCGAGAAGTTTAAGGCTGACACACTCAAGCGGTTCGCTGACGGGCATCGCACCGAGGACTTGATTATCAGCAGGCTCAAGCTGGTTGAGGGCCTTGATGTTATGGCTATTGCACCAGGCGGCGGGCAGTTACGGGTGATAGACCACGGCGGGCATTTCAGCGGCCACCTCGATGGTACGGTTGAGGGCTTGCTGCAAGCCCCAAAAACGCGCCATGTACTTGAGGTGAAGTGTGTAGGCGATAAGAAATTTGCCGAGTTCAAGAAGGCAGTATCAGACTTTGGTGAGAAGCAGGCACTCCGTAAATGGAACCCCGTGTACTACGCACAGGCTCAATGCTACATGCACTACACTGGACTACATCGCCACTGGATCGTTATAGCTACAGCCGGAGGCCGCGACTGGACATCAGCGCGAACGGAATACAACAAGGAAGATGCCGAGCGCCTGACCAAAAAGGCAAAGCGCATCATTGATAGCCAAGAGCCACTGGATAAGATTAGCAACAAACCAGACTGGTATGAGTGCAAGTGGTGTGCATATAAGGGGATATGCCATGACAAGGATATGCCAGACAGGACATGCCGCACCTGCCTCCATGCCGAGGCTATGAGCGATGGGCGATGGCATTGCCAGCGCTTTGGAAAGAACCTATCGCAGAATGACCAGCTCGATGGTTGCCCATGCCATAAGTATCTGCCGAAGCTAGTGCCGGGAGAAATAGCCGAGGCAACGGACAAGGGCATTACATATAAACTTGAAGATGGAAGCACATGGTATGACGGGGAGTGATGTAAAAAAACGGCTCAGGGTTCTTGTGGCTTGTGAGTTTTCCGGTGTTGTTCGCAATGCTTTCCGGGAAGCCGGACATGATGCCTGGTCATGCGATATTTTGGACGCAGAAGATAACAGCCAATACCATATAAAGCAAAACGTAATGGAACATGGCCTTCTTTCTGAGGGTTGGGATATGATGATAGGGCATCCCCCTTGTACCCACCTATCATTGGCTGGTGCCCGCTGGTTCTATGACGAAAGGTTTCCACATAAAAGACAGCAGCAAGAACAAGCTATGGATTTTTTTAAAAAGCTGATGGATGCCCCTATACCAAAGATAGCGATAGAGAATCCGCAGCCATTAGGCGTCGTTATGGTTTGTGTTGGTAGATATACACAGAAATTTCAGCCGTGGAACTTTGGGGATCAGGAAACAAAGGGAATATGCCTTTGGCTGAGGGGACTTCCTAAGCTGGAAAAAACCGTAACGATAAAACCGGATGATGTTAAGGCAAGGGTATGGCGTATGCCGCCTGGGCCAGATAGACAGAAGGAAAGAAGCAGATTTTTTCCCGGAGTAGCCAGGGCAATGGCAGAGCAATGGGGAGGTTTAACGTGAATAGCCCAGCCAAGCAAGCTCGCGATTATCAGGACGCCGCCTTTCCTGCCGTACTCGACTGGTTCGAGCATGGCAAGGGGTGGCCGCTTGTCGTAGCACCTACCGGCTCAGGCAAGTCGCTGCTAATTGCCGAGTTCATACGCAGGGCGCTTGAGATAGACCCCACCGTGCGCGTTATTGTTATCGCCCATGTGTCTGAGCTGCTTGAGCAGAACGCTAAGGCCATTCAGGGGCAATGCCCCGGCATACATCTGACCTTCTACAATGCCAAGATGAAGAAGAAGAATATGGATGGACAGGTTGTTGTTGGCAGTATCCAGAGCATATATAAGAAGGCGCACCAGATACAGAACCCACCCGCTGACATTATCATCATTGATGAAGCTCACATGATTCCTCATGACGGTGATGGAATGTACCGTCGCTTCTTCAATGATATGAAGCAGATAAACCCATACGTTAAGTGCATTGGCTATACCGCCACGCCATTCAGAACCAAGGGTGGCCTGCTCCACAAGGGCAAGGGAGCATTGTTCGATGGTATCTGCTACGAGATCGGCATCGTGGACTTGATTAACCAAGGGTATCTGTCGCCCATCCTTACGCCAACCATGAACATGAAGATGGATACGTCAGGCGTAGCGGTGCATGGCGGCGACTATGTAGCCAAGCAGCTAGAGCAGGCGGTTGATACTGACGAGATAACGCAGGCTTGTGTTGACGAGATAATGGACTACTGCGCTGGCCGTAATAAGTGGCTGGTGTTTACCACCGGCATCAGCCACTGCGAACATGTGCGAGATGAGATACGCAACAGGGGTATAGCTTGCGAGATGCTGACTGGCAAGACGCCAACGGAAGAACGCAACCACATTATCGCATGGCATAAAGAAAGAGCGCAGGAACCGCGCTGCCTTGTCAACGTGTCTGTGCTGACCACCGGATATGACAACCCGTATATTGACCTGCTTGTGTTTATGCGGCCTACGCGCAGTCCTGTGCTGTACTGCCTTGACAGCAAAACTGAAATCCTTACCTCGCATGGATGGAAAGGCATGGGGCAAATTATTGTTGGAGATTGCGCCCCGGCCATGGATATGGAAACGGGGCAGGGAAAATGGGCTAGAGTAACTGGATATATTGAAAGGGATATGCAAGAGGATGAGCGCTGGGTTGAATACAATGCTCCGCGTGCAAATTTTCGAGTAACAAGCGATCATAATTTGATAATATCTACAAAAACAAACAAAGGCGGAAAGTCTCCGTTTAAGATTGTTCCTGCCATAACCGCCGCATTGCACGCCAATGGTGTTTATATGCCGACAGCAGTTGAGATTCCGCAGCCAGGAGTTCCGCTTTCTGATGCTGAATTATATTTTATTGGCATGGTTCTCACAGATGGGTCGGTAACACCAAATCAAGTTTTGCTTTATCAATCGGAGCGGCATCCCGAAATTATTGATCGTATAGAAAGATGCCTTAACGAGTGTGGCTTCATATATTCAAAACGCCGCAGCATTGCAAAATCGGAATACAAAGAAAATTACGCAAGATGGATATTCACCATCCCTCTTGGGGTTCCTCGCCGGAAAGGAAGGAATACAAACACGGTCAATTTAGAAACAGGGAGAAATTGCAGCTATTTGCGGCCATACTTGGACAAAGATTTATCGCCATTGTTATTGGCAATATCAAAGCAGCAATTTGTCATTCTTTTGCAGGCCATTTTTGATGGAGACGGCCACAAAAAAGATAAAGCTCCGAATATGGATTATACAATGCGGTCATATTCAATCTGTTCCGCAAGAAAAATTGCCATTGAAAGATTGCAAGCGCTAGCCGCAATTCACGGATTTACTGGACATTTACGAAGCGAACAATGCAACAGAAATAATCCAATATGGATTCTTACCGTTACCCCGCAATCATGGAGAAGTGTAGGCGGCGCTGGGAAAAGGCCGCAGGTAACTGTCTCGCCCGCCACTAAAGAAAAAGTATGGTGCGTTGAAACAACATGCGGAACAATCATTACCAGAAGGCTTGGCAAGGTTACAGTAATGGGGAACTGCCAGATGATCGGCAGGGCAATGCGTATTGCGCCGGGCAAGCATGATGCTATCGTGCTGGACTTTGGAGCCGTCATTGAAACCCTTGGCCCCATAGACCAGATACGCCTTCCTCAAAAGCGTGAGGGGCAAGAGGGTAAAGCACCAAGTAAGACATGCCCTGAGTGCGGCGAGGAAAACCATGCCGCTGCCCGCGTCTGCATCCAATGTGGGTTTGAGTTTCCAAAACCTGAAAGCAATATTGATTCCAAGGCATCAGAAGCGGCTATCATATCTACGCAGATCAAGCCACAGAAAGTACCCGTTGCAGCCGTGAATTACTACAGGCACAAGAAGGATGGCAAGCCGGATACCTTGCGCGTTGAGTTCAGGTCTGGAATGCTAAAGACTTTCAACAAATGGCTTTGCCTTGAGCATAGTGGAACACCAAGGGCGCTTGCTGCGATATGGTGGCGTGAAGCATCGGCTGGGAAAAACGCGCCAAGCAAGATAGACGAAGCACTCAAGCGCACATCTGAATTGCGAAAGCCTGAGTTTATTTATGTGAAGAAGGTTGGAAAATACTTTGAGGTAATCGGAGCAGAATATGAAAAAGAACTTGCTGACACCGCATGAGAAGATAGAGCTGCTAAGGCTTATCGAAAAGCTGCCAACGACTACGCCCTGCATTGAGTGCAAGAAGTTTGAGAACGGTTACTGCATAGCAGCAGAAGCCATTATTCCAGAAGATGTTGTGGAGAATGGCTGCGAGGCATGGGAGTTTGACCCAACTAGTCCGCCGTTCTGATTACGGCCAAGCACCCCTCAACGTCTGCCCATTCTCCACAGATGCGGTGAATAAGGCTGTCATCGGCTATGACACCGAACGATACAAGGAAGTCATTAGGAGCCTTGAATAGATTATCCAGATCGCGCTTGCGCTTATCCGGCCTGCCAAAGAAATAGCTTACTGATATAGGGCAATCAAAGCGGTCATGCCTCTGGTTAAGCAGCATATAACCAGCCTCACGAATCCATGCTTCGTAAGCCTTGCTCTTGTGCCTGCGCTGCTTGCCAGGAAACAGAGAGTTTAATGAGGGCGGAAATGGCATGAGTATTTTATTCTCTCTGCTGGCACTCATTATTCATTCACCTAATCTATTCATATGCCATTCTGTAGGTTGCCCTGTCTAAACGTTCCCGCGCATCTTTCAAGCGAGAAATACTGTCAGGATAATGAATAGGAAGATTACATGCCCATGTGTAATAATCACGGGCAAGGCGATATTCCTGTTCCCAAGCGGCATCAGAATTATGGGTGAAACGGAAACTATAGCCATGAACCATATTCTCCGCCATCCAGCGCTTTTCTATCTCGTATTAAGATTGAGCAAAAATGAACACATGATTCGCATATAGCCTTAAGTGTAACCTCACTTACAAGCATATATGGTTTAAACTCGCGGTTATCATTTTTGTCGCACATGCAGCAAGTCATTGGATTAGGCATAATTTACCCTTCTGCCATTTGCATGAAGTAATACACTATTAACCTTAGAAACCACCTCATTTGCCGGATTTTTTGGCTTATTGCTGCTGCTTGATTTTTTAGACGAACAAACAGCCTTCTTGCTTTTAAACGCATTAATCCGCGTATTATAAACATAATACATATTTCTGCATCTAATATGTTCAGCACGCGCAGCAATTGCCTTGCGAGTGCGGTTAGGGAATATTGTATTAATTTCCGACCATGAATGCTTGCCATCTATAAGCAATTGACGCAGCTTTTCCGTATCATCATGTGACCACAGGATGTATTTAAACCCATCCATTATGCCCGCCGATAGTTGCGAATGTTCCAGATTTCACGAGTGAGCAAATCAATATCGAAATAATGATGCCCATCAATAACGATATGCCCAAATGCTTCATTGGATTTGATGCGAGCGCGAATAGCAGGAATACTAATATTCAATATTCGTGCTGCGTTGGTAATCCCAACATATTTATCAGGTTTTTTCATATGGTTATAAACTTTTTTCTGTTTATGCAATTTTGTGCTTTACGTTAGATTCATGTTAGCTTATCGTATAGCCATTAGCAACAACAAACATAGGACAAGTAATATGACTTACGACAGTAACGAGGAACACGCATATTTTGGACGCCTCGATGAATCCAACAAAGACGATGAGCGCCTGAGTGATTGGTATGGCGATGAGTGGAAGTCTGCCGCTAAAGGTAACGGCATGGAATCCATTTTTGAGGCCAGCGAAGATTGCAAGGATGGCATGTTAACCTATATCGTTAACTTGGTGGCAAATCATCTTAACGCGCCTAAAGACGATTTACTGTATTTGCGCGACCAACTTGCAGCCATATTTAATGAGCGTATTGAGGGGTATTTCCATGACCGAATTAAATAACACTGAACCCTACACCCACGGCCAAGAGGTCATGGTGTTCGACCACCGTGGCAACTACGAAGGCCGGGGCAAGGTCATGGGCGTGCATCGCTGCAACCCGTGGCAATACGACATCCAGCCGCGTGGGGAGTCAAGCCTGTCAAAGCGGGTCTGCGGCATCCACCACGACAGAATCAGGCCCGTAAGTAAGCCCTATCTGGCCTATGAGCGGAAAGACGAGCAACCCAAGCACATTTTGGATGAAGTATGACACCAGAACAGGAAGCGAAGTGCAGGGAGGCGTTTGAAGCGCACCCGCGCTACAAGCACATAGATTTCACCCGCGACAAAGATGCATGGGGGCGCGGCAAGTATATGCACAGCCATGTTCAGGCGCTTTTTGAGGGATTCTGCGAAGGAGCCGCATGGTCAGCCGCACAGGATTGCACGGGTGGGCAGGTGGTCATGAATGGGCCTGCCGGTGTGCTGCACTCCATAAAACTGCTCGATGAGTTCCGCGAAGAACTAGAAACGCAGTATATGCCTGATGTTCTTTCAAGCTGGCCGTGGGCAAACCTGTATTCGGCGCTGAACAACTTGCACATACATTTCCCCACCCCACCCACACAGCCCAGCGAGGGAGGTGGGGAATGAAGCGCGTTTTTCTGTGCCGACACCGTGACCATACCGACGATGACGACTACCGCGAGGTATTGGCATTTGATGCTGAGGACGCAGCGAAAATGCACGCCGAACATATTTTCAACAACTGCGATGGGTGGGAGTACATGCCCAACAATTCAATACCGATTCTAGTAAAGGACGGCGACACAGTGTCCCTGTTTAGTGTGTACACAGAGTTTTACCCATCGTTTTCTGCCACCGAGGCCACCCATGACCAATAGCCAGATAATTGAATCACCAAAGGATTACAGGGTCTATTTATTCAGCTACACTCGCTCGCCGGGAAAGTATCAGAGCGGCAACCCGCGACCAGCCGTAGAAATGGTACAGCCATACAAATTTGACGCTGCTGGCGACCCACAAGGCTATGGCGACGAACTTGTCAAGCAAGGGGAGTGGTTGCCAGGATTCAGCTACACCGAGTTAATTCCAGCTACCCAGCTGGAACAGGCCGGGGTGGTAGATATTGAGGCAACTAAAAGAACCATATTCACTAAGATGGGCGACTCGCCAAAGTGGACACCAAGCGCATTTGCTCTGGCTTCTGAGGTGGTTGATTGGTGCGCCGAAGCATGGAAATTGAAAGGGAGGGAGTGATGATGTTAATACGCAAAACGAAAGAGAAGGGTTGGTATAAGCCAGCACATGAAGCTGACATGCCGATGTTTGAGCATTGCTGTGGCGGCTTTATTGAGGTGCGGAGCATTGCAGACTACATACTTGTTTTTGCCGCACATGGCATACAAATTATGATTCAGGATGAAACCTTATGACCCCCACCGACACCACCCCCAAGCCACGATGGCCTCAATACCCGCACGATAGGTTTGACGGGTTTGCGATTCTCAGCGGCCCAGACGGGGTATTTCATTTAAGCAGCCTTTCTAAAGCTATGCGCTGCTGCCTGTATCCTTCACACTCGGCGGCGAAATCAAGTAGTTCATCCGCTCTAGCATATCCTCGCCAACCGGAGGTAGTGTCGGCGCTTTCGGACACAATGACGCAGGTGCTTGGGTGCAGGCGCTTATACTTAGCAAGGCGACTAGCAATATCGGTTTGACCACGCTGTAACTCATCGTTTGCCTCCCTTAGTGTTTTTGCGGCTGCCTCGCACTGGGCGTTTAGCTGTTCTTTCTGATTCGCTAGTGCCGCCTCGTTCCGCCATTCCATCCAATTCGCTGTCAGGTACATACTCACTCCCGCCGCTATTAGGTAGGGTAGCGCCCGAATACCTAAGCTTAAAAAAGAGAACGGCCACATATGAACCTCCTACAACAGAACCGTAAACAGCTAGCAATTCCCAATCAACGGTTTCTGAGTGTAGCATAATATACGACATAATGCTATTAGCGATATGCAGCCATAGCTTACTGGCCGACAACCGCCCCGTGCGGCTGTCAGTAAGTAGGTCTAACACGCAAACGTTATACTTGCCTAGTTTCAGTGCCATGCCTTAGCTTCTCCACAATTTTTTCTATCTCGCGCTCAATATCCACGCCAAGAGCCGCAGCCTTTCGCTCCAATGCAAGGGCTTCAAGGATTGCGTCACGGGTTGCTGTTCTCTGCATCTAAATGCCTGATAATAGCCTGTTGGGATTCTATTAATCGCTTGCATTTTAGTAAGTAAATAAACGTCTGATACGGGGCAACGTGGTACGCCATCAGATCGGCGCTGGCCCCCATGACTTCGCGGTATAATTCCTTCATTTCGCTTTCGGTGATTTCCACGTCTAACCCGCTTATGTTGCCTATAATCGCCCTGTCCATCGGCCCTCCGCATTTGTGTGCATTGGGATGAAATGCGCTTGCTTGCCATTTATAATTATACCACATCCAAGATTTACCGGAATTGGTAAATTTTTTGCATACTTAAAGCATATCGCATCTGGGTCGATAAGGCATCCGGTATTCATGGCGAAATACGTTCCCTCATAATTTACCCCAGCATAGGAATGAATATGCCCAATAACCACAGATTGCTTGAGCTTCTTCATCAGCATTAAATGCGCGGTTGGCCCTGACACACCCATATCACCATGGTGATAAAACACCCCATCTATTTCCCAGTGCTTGCGCCATATCCAACCATCAGGCGCACGTAGAACGCGGCTTATGGTCGGAAGGAATGAAGCCGGTAATCCCGCTTCAAACGCCTTCTTCCATGGCCTTACAGTGTGGTTAGATTCGCATACCATCACATCAGGAAATTCACGATAGAACGGATCCAGCGAAGCTATGGCTTCTTCCATCTCTTTGCCAGCGCTAGGCGCATCTGGATCTTTGGGATAGCGGGAATATCCTGCAGCGTCTATCTCATCTCCCAAACAAACCACATGCGTTATGTTGTACGTATCGCGTACAAGTCGTAAAAATGCCAGCGCATCGGGATGACACCAAGGATGATGCATGTCGGGTATAACAAGCACACGGCTAACAGGCGAAAAGCGACCCACTTTAGGAAGGATATGCGGCTTGATGATGGCCGCTTTCTTTTTTTTAACCCAAAATTGAATCGTAGAGCGCGGCAAATTGTATTTTTTTGACGATGCTCTAACGCTGTGTGCGACTGCGTACTCTGTCGCCGCCTCCCTTATCTCCTTAGAATGCGGCTCAAAGTTCATTTTCCCCTCACCCAGATAGTGCCGGAATCAGGCATAACCTCGCGCAGCATTTCCATAGTTGCCTTGGATTCGGTCACACCTATAGTTTGCTTGCCGCCTATCATGTAGTTTTTCCCTACCGCTACACACCCCTTAACGTCTTTGGGATAGTTACCCACATGAATTAGGATAAAGCTGCGATCTGGTACTTGCTTAATATGCCAATGGTGGCCGTATTTAGGACTTGTTCTTTTAACGAATGGATACACACCGGGAGGAATGCAGCTAGTCATTCTGGCGTTGTCGAGCCAAGGCAATTCACAAGTAAGACAGAGGACAACCCCGCCCATCTCAAGCTGTCCAAAGGTACCATCCGGGGTTGAGATTGTGCGGCGAAGAATTATCTCGGTCATAACTACTCCACAGGCGGAAGTGGAGTTAGCTTCTGATGGCGCATCAGTATTTCAACATTATTGTCCACCCGAATCAGGCGACGCTCTACAGAGCCTTGATTTTTTTCTAATGAGTTGATGCTTAACTCGTGACGTTTAACGTCATTCATCGCAATTGCTGCGGCGCTAAAAATACCAAGGATGGTAACTATAAGACTAGCAACATGAAATATTGCTCGATACTTTTCCCACGGTGTTTGTTTGCGCATAGTGTTAATATTTACTTAACATGATATGCCACCGTTAAAACCGTTTTATCGTGGCTTATGTTATGATAACACTATACATTGCGGAGTCGCAATAATGTTTGTTCCGGTTATACTGTAACCCAAGAAGTGCCATTCCAGCGCTTTAGGGGCTTGCTTGCCCACGCCGCGCCATCCCAGACTTTAATGGGCTTTAGAACCCATGCCGATCCAGACCAGTATTTAACCTGAGAACCGCTAACCGCAATGCCATTGATAGGAATATTAGGATAATTCTGCCCATCAAAAAGCCAGTTGGGGTGCGTTAAACTACTGGAAAAAAACGAACAATTTGTAAAATTCATGAGTTTAATACCGCATAAGCAACGCCATTTAAAGCAGACGCAGCAGTACCGCCAAAGAAAACAACGCCAAGGCGAGAGGTTACAGTTCCAGTGGAGGCAAGGCAG